TGGACACCTTCAATACTTTTTGACAGTCCTTTACTAGCCTCCCGACTCGCATCAAGGCTTCCACTAAGAGTTTTTACTCCTTCGGACAAACCAAATGGGTCGGACATAACACACTTTTATTTCACCTTCTTTGCACGTGCGGTTTTAATGGCGGTTTTAGCCTTAGTAGCTCTAGATGGCAAAGGTCTTGTCTTTCTTACTCGTGGTTTTTTAATAGGTACTGGTTCTTCAGCTAAAGATTTAACTTCTACTTCAGGGGCGAATGAACAAGGCTTTACCTCAAGGTTAACTTTACCAACTTCCATATCTATCTTAGGCATAAAGCCTAACTTACTACACAACCAATTAACAATAAACATTATTTAGCTCCCTTTAGGGCTGCAATTTCAATGGCCTGTGCGTCTACTTTTGCGCTTAGTTCTTTAACACTGTTGACTAGTAAATAAAGTAACTCTGTATTATCGAATGTTTTTAAATCAACTTTTTCCGCATCTTCTGAATTTAATTTAGTAGATATTGTTTTAACACTATCTGGAAGAACTTGTTGAATTTCATCGGCAATAACGCCAAGCCCTTTTTCATTTTCTACAGTATTACCAAGCCCGTTATATTCAAAGTTTTTAATTTGAATTTGATTTAACTCAGTCAAACCTTTTGTGTATTGAGTGACATTTTTTTTAATTCGTGCGTCAGACCAAATAATCCAAGCAGTACCAGATCCTGTTTTATAACATTCGCCAGCTGCGGTAAACATCCTGTTAGTGCTGGAATATTGAATAGATCCGCCAAAACCAATAAAGCCAATACCATTACCACTATCAAAAGCACCGCCAGGGGAATAAACAATCCCTGTTCCACCAATACCAACTTGAACAGTTGTAGGGGATAAAAATGTAGAATACGAACCGTAAGTAGTTTCAAAACCACCATAATCTGGGCCATTTACAAGTGCTCTAAAAAATGCGCCGCTAGTTGCTTGTACTGAGCCTGTAAACGTGGCTCCAGATAATGCAGCGTATGAAGAGCCGTTTGCCGGTGTGTATCCCAAAGCATTAATGACGTTTGTACTAGTCAAACTAATCACAACGTTTCCAGAGGCAGGGCTTACGTTAATGTTTGAGCCTGCAATACTGTTTACACCTGCGGCGCTCCCAGATGTTGAAATTTGAATACCACCTGAGGTGTTGTTAATACTAATTCCCGTGCCTGCGCTCAAAGCCGCCGGGACATACGCTCCGGAAGAAGTTCCTATTAAAAGCTGCCCAGCGCCAGGGGGAAGAATAGTTCCTGTACCACCACTTCCTATGGGTAAAACACCTGAGATTTCCGTTGTAGCGCTGACAGTAGCAGAAGAGGTAAAATCACCTGTACCACCCGGGGTTTTAACAAATCCCGCTGTAGGAAAGCTACCCTTGCCTGTACCGCCTTTTGTGACGGTTAAAATAGGGCTAGTGTTTGTAGTTTGAATACCTACAATAGCGTACGTGCCATCACAGAATACTAGAGTAGCTTCGTTGGTTAATAGTTCTACTCCACCCAACAAAGGGTTAGAAATTTGTGCAGCGGTTCTAACTGTAATGGTCTGGTTAGTGCTATTTCGTACTACATAAAGCTTTGTAGTAGAAGGAATTTTAATGGTTACAGCGCCGCCAGGGGTCCCTGTAAACTGTAAAACAGAAGAACGAGCCTCATCTTTTGTGCCATCTAAAGCCTGTACTTCATAAATCCCTGCAGACACCAAAGGAATTACGGCCACCCCTGCTACCGCCTGCTCAAGCAAAGTACCCAGGTTTTTATTGGTAGTATCGCCCCATAATCCAGATTGTTCGCCTGGACCAATTAACTCTAGTCTAAGTAGGGGGGAGTATTCAGATGGCATGGTTTATCCTCTTTAATGTATTATATCTGTCCAATTGCCGGTTTGGGTATCGTCTACATCATCCCAACCTGTAATTGGTTTTGGTATATTGTTCCAACTGCTTGCTTGTAAGTCATTTACAGGGGTCCAACCACCTGTTTGAGAAGCATTTACATCATCCCAAATTGAGAGCTGACCATCTGGCACTAGACCCCATACTAGCACACTTGTTACGTTAATAATAGCCGGAATGCCGGTAGGACGGACGGTTGCGTTACCCTTCCCGGTAACAACGCCTGGAGGGTCCACAGCGAACAACATCTGCTGGCCAGTGGGTTTCCCAGTTGCGCCTGCTTTGGCTCTTACGCTATTTACTAAAATATGTAGGGCTTCACCAGTAATTAGGCTATTAGCATCGGCTTTGGTCCGTAAGTCATTAATTGCGGCACTTAGCTGCTGCCCTGTAATCCTGTAACCAATCTGGACACGAAGGCTATTTTGTAGGATTCGTAGCTCTTCCCCTGTAATTCTTCCAGAAGCATTTGCTTTAGCTACTACCGAGTTAATCAAGGCATTAAATTCTTGCCCAGTAACTGAGGTATTTGCGTCCGCTTTTGCACGGACACTATTCTGGTATGCGGTTAAAAGCTGCCCTAAAACATAGATAGCAATACCTGTTTTAATGGTTCCAGTAAAGGCAATTAGCTGTTCGCCAGTGAGGGTTGCAGAGGCTTTGGCAGATACCGTGACATTATTGATATACGATGTCATTGAAACACCGGTTAATAAGTATCTTGCAGCCCCGTTCAATGCACCTGAATAGATGACTAAATTTTGGCCATTTAAAGTAACATTACCAATGCCTTTAATCTGTAAGTCATTGATATAACTGGTTAATTGCTGACCAATTAAGTTTGCGCTTGCAGGGGTTCCTGTACCAAGGATCGTACACCAAGGTGCTTGAGAGAAGGCTGCAAACCCGAAGCTCATTTAGCCTCGCCATAAGATGATAAATACTTAGTAAATGCGTTTTGCTGCGGTGCAGCTATTTCTGGAAATAGGCATTCTTCTACAAACTTATTTACTTCTGCAGGATCTAACCCAAGCGAGGCCATTACCCGTGGGGTATGGGGATTCTTCTTTTGGTTTTGGCAGTAGTAATTCTGTTCCATGGTGTAGTCTTTTTCACTCTTAAACCCGTGTATATAGGCTAAATAATGGCTTAAATTACGCATAGCCAAATCCAAAACTTTTGCAAGTTCCGTCTCATCTGATATGTTACCAGCGGCCACCATGTTTGTACTAAAGATATTTCTAGCCCACTCCGGCAAATCTCGCTTTTTGCTCCACTCATAGGGGGCAACTTGCTCAGCAAACCAGGCGTTTAGGGGATGGTCCCCTATGGGGCTAAAGTCGTGGAAAGCGCCAGTAACCTTGTTGGCTCCGGCGATAATATCAAATCCGTAGATTGGGGCGGGATTGTTGGTATTGGGGAAGATGCACAAGTGCATCATGTACAGCTTTTTAGTATCCCTAGCATCCACAATGTCCAAGTGAGCACGGCGAAAAGCGCACCCACCGTAAACGTAATTAGGCCAAGAAAAACTATGTCCTTCATCTAGTTCTTTATATAGGGCTAGGCGTTGTCTAACTTTACTAGCAAAGTCCTCAAGCTGTTGGAATATTGTGGGCATACATTAAAATACCCAAGATGCAATTGAATATCTAACACCTTCTGTTATTTTTTGAACGGTGTGTGGATATATGAACAAACTAGGAAAAAGCAAAATATCTCCTTTTTCCATTGGAATAACTTCATCATCAAATAAAACAAATTCCCCGCCTTTAAAATCATCGTTAAGCAAAACGATCATTGTGAGTATTGGGATGCCTCTTCTTTCACCCTCAAACAAACTATGTAGATGGTCACAGTGCGTGTGCATTTCTGTGTTTTCGGTGTACTTTATGTGTTTAAAGCCTGTAAATCCTTGCCAGGTAGTAAACCAACCAAAGCCTGTATCGTCCGCAACATACTTACGAATTGCCTCCCAGCATATAGGCATTAAAAGATCAGACGAGGTTGGTAACTTGTCAAAGCCCGTTTCAGGATCTCCACCACGACTATACTCGTGTAGTTTGTTATCTACATAATGAGTAAAAATGTGTTGTTTCAGGCTGTTGGATTCTTCAAGTTCTTTGATAGTTAAATCACATAGTTCGCTAGAAATAACACCTTTGTTTAGTACGGCATAATCAGACAGGTTCTTTTTCATCGGTATCCAGTAAGTTGTGATTATCCGCAATTTCGTCAAACAATTTAATTGCAAAGTCTAGTGCCATATTAGCCTCGTCCCCCAAGTCATCAGATAAGCGCTCACGGACTTTAGCAATTAACCCAGTACGGTCATCAAACTCATACATGCGCCCAGATCCAGGAATAACTTTTTTAATCATCTGACCACCATATAAATCACCAAAATGCTTTGCGTAGATATGCCCCATTAGCTTCTCTTTTGGGACGGTCTCTAAATACTCTAAGTAATCTGTAGTTGATTGATAAATCTTTGCTGGGAGAAACGTTTCGATAATATCTGTTTCAATAGCTTCGGCCCTGCAAATTTCTTCAATGCCTTCAAGAAGACCATAATGCTTAGCTAGTAGTTCTAATTTGGTATAGCAGAGAAATTGATTTAATAATAAGTCAGCATATATTTCTTTGGGTATGCTGCCAGATAAAAGAAGCTTAACAAAGCGGTGGTTTTCCGCCCTGTCGTGATTATCTTTAATTAAGTCTTTGAGTGGCATCTGGAAATCCTATGTTAAAACTAATAATAATACGATCTTCAGTAGAATTATTTGGTAGTGTTTTGTGGGGAAGCCATGACGGAAACAAAAGCATTTTCCCAGCTTCTGCCTTTTCTTGGTGTTTTGTATATACGCCAGGGAATACACTAGGGTTGCTGTGAACTAGGCACATAGTTTTTGTAACCCAAGACGGGTCGTGGAGTACTATATCCCCACAATCCTCTGGAGCTTTCGCATAAAAAACACCGCTTAATAACGAGTTTGAGTGTACGTGTTCTGGAACAAAACACCCTGTTGGGTATATAGTTGTCCACATATTTATTATATAAAACTGCAAGGGGCCGTCTGAAACGCTTTTAATCATTGTCCCTGCAAAATCATAAATAAACCGAGTTACATTATCCCATTCGGGGTTTGTATGAAGGTCTTGAACAGAATTAAAAGATGTTATCCCTTTAGTTAAAAAGTCATTTTTATCACTTGACTTTGTTCCTTTATCCCATTCTTCAGATACTAAACTACCCTCAAACACATTGTCCCTAAACTTATAGGCTAGTGTAACAGTCTCATCACATATATCTTGACAATCTGATTGCCCAACTAATAAAGGGGTGTGAAAAATACTTTTAAGGAATTGGCTCATTTTATGTCGGGTATACTCCAGTTATTTAATTTTCTTCTGTAACTACTGGTTGATCTGGGCTTAAAGGCCATACCACTTCTTCAGGTGTTTTTACATTAGGATATTGTTTAGGCAAATCTCTTAAAGCTTGGCGATATTTTGCCCAAGCTTCTTTTTGAGCTTTTGTTAAAGGAGCATCAACCGTTTGTGTCCAATCACTTGTAGCTAATCTTGCGCTACGTGGCCTTTTAACATACATATCTAAAAGCTCTTCTTGAGTATATGGCGTTATTTCTATTTTATTTCTAACAATACCATCTGTATCCATGAAGTATTCTGTAGTCCCAACGCAATAACCCCAGGTTGCATCCATACGGGAATGTTGAAATTCTACATACCCATTTTCAGCTAAAATTTTAGGAGTCAATGCTGGAACTTCCAAAGCCCTTTGTAGGTTATCCCACACTAAAGGATGGCCAACCGGGTTATTTTTTTCGTCTACTTTAATATAAAACATCTAGAAATCTCCAATTTTAAGGTACAGGTGTTTGGTCAACTGTAAGTGTAGATGGGAACGCACGTCCAGCACCCCAAATAATACGTACGCCTCCAGTTCCGCCGTATCCACCAGCTTGAGGCCAGCTATCTCCTTGACCACCACCACCTGCTCCAAAGAATCCACCTTGGAGGTTAGATGATGTTTGTCCAGTGCCTGAGTATGGGTTTTCACCATACATACCACCAGTACCTTGTCCTGACGATGCGGATCCACCATAACCCCAATACCACACGCCACCACCAGGTCCATTCCAAGAGCCAGCACCACCAGCACCACCAGGGCCGCCACCACTTGTGGTGTAAGGTGTAAAACCTGAAACAGCATTAGAACCTTGTCCCAATAGCCCTACACCACCACCGGAGGGGTATCCATATGTAGATGAATAGTTATAACCAGCAGCACCTGCGCCGCCAGAACCAGTACCGGCGCTGGGATTACCACCATTACCTACGTAGCCTCCAGCGCCGCTACCAGAAGCATAACTACTACCATAACCACCAGCGCCACCGCCATCTCCTGTCCAGCCACCGCCATAACCATTTTGATTGGGGCCACCTGTACCGCCGTATGTCCAATGCCCACCACCATATCCAGCGACGGTTGACGAATTAACAAAATAGGAATTACCACCTAAAAGCGCAAACGAACCATATGATGTTCCAGTAGCACCTTGACCTACAACAACAGTATATGAGTTTCCAGGGGTAACGCTAATATTATTTTTCCAGCCAAGACCACCACCAGAACCTCCACCGGCAGATGAGTTTTAACTTCTTGGGCCAGAGCCTCCACCACCTACAGCTACAGCACTTACGGAAGTTACACCAGCAGGTGCTACCCATGTATATGTGCCCGGATTATAGTACAAAGACTGACCTACTGGATAGTTAATCTGGAATGTCCATGTAAAACTCTTAGACGCTGTATATGGGCCGTTTGTTACAGTAACAGTAAATGTATATGCTGTGCTAGCGGCAGTAGAACCAGGAGCAGTACCAGTAAGTAAACCGGTAGATGCGCCTAATGTCACCCATGAAGGCAACGCTCCCGCAGAAATTGTATAAGCAGGGGTTCCACTACCAACAGTAGCTTGAGTCGAGTTGTTGCTAAATGAAGAAGAAGGCACAACTAAAGTTGTAGTTAACAAAGTATTCGTATTAGCAAATACTGGGACCGCTGTGTTAACTGCTGCTGTAATTGGTTTTGTAGCAGTTCCACTATCAGCACTACCTGTTGCAACAATGTTAAAGCTGTAGCTTCCTGCGGCTGTGCCTGAACCGACGGCTAATAAACCCGTACTAGAATTAATGCTAATTCCTGATGGCACAGTGCCAGTTAAGCTCCATGTGTACGGAGCAATCAAGACATTTGAAAATACTGCATATTGCGATGTAATACCGTAACCAGGCGCTGTGTATAAACTTGCAGATCCAATAATACTGTTTAAATCCAGTGCACTCCAAGACAAAGTTGTGCCTGCACTTGTAAGAACTTTACCAGTTTGACCAACAGAAGTTGGAATTGCTTGTGGAACACGATTATTTACATACCCTCTAACTGCATACTCAGTAGGTACGGCCTCATTAGAGTTACCACTTAATGTTGCGTCAGAAGAGAACTCATTAATTGTTTCACCTAACTGAGCGCCAATAGAACCTAAACGCAGCGATGTTAAACCGGCCAAGTTAAAAGCGTTAGCATTCAAAGTTGCTGTACCAGTAGCTTGGTCTACTCGGAAATACTCACCAACACGGAAGTTACCATCTTGGTCTGTAGATACATAGTAAACACGTCCTGGGAGATCCTCATTAACCTCATTACCTTGTGCAGGTGGTTGAGTTGGAATGCCGGGATAATTAGTTGTTGAAATGCCACCAGTGCCAATATTAAGGAAGTCATGACCAGTTAAACGAATCTGACTGTAGCCATAACGAATAGTAACCACTGCACCAGGGGCAGATGCTGTTAACTTTTCTTGGGCAAGCGCAAGAGACATAACACTTGACGAATTAACATATGTTCCACTTACAGATTGAATAACGTATGCTGCTGAATCACCTGCAATTTGAATACTTGCTCCAGGGGATGGCGCAGCACTAAATCCATTTGCTACTAATAAGAAGCCTTTTTGGTTTGACACGCCACCAGTATCAATTACTAACGTATTACCAAAACCGTCGTTAATTGTTTCGCCGTTTGTAAAGTTGGCTACAGATGTTTGGTTATAGTAAACCTTACCTGCAGAAGATTGTAAGTTAGTAATTGTTCCAGTAGCGCCAGAAGACTGGCCTGTAACAGTTCTTCCCGCAGTAAAGCCGTTTAGGATTGGGGCAACTGTGACTGTTAATTGCTTGCCATAGAGTGCTCCTGTAAGTGGTGTTTCTGAAGCCAAGAAACCAAAAGAAGCTGCGCCCCATGTACCATAAGAGTTATTGCCGTTAAGCGCACGGATAACACCACCGCCAGATGAGGCGTATCCAAAATAGGCGTAGTATGTAAAGCACGATACTATTTCACCACGTGAACCTGCAGCAACCCAAAAGCCAATACCATTATTAGCAATAACAGTATACCCATGAAATAACATGGACTTATAGCCTGAGCCTTGTACTGCGCCGTTTACATATGCACCAATACATCCAGTGCCAATAGCAGAACACTCTACAATATACGGTGATTTAGTAGTTACAGGAGAAGCTGGGTTTAACGCAACTACAATACCTTTTGGTGTTGATGTGCGAATATCGCTGGCAGTTGAACCAGGAACCCAACCAGTCATTCCACTAAATGTCATGCTATGCAAAGTAGATGCGTTTGACATCAAGAACATGGTTGCTTCGTTGTTTGGTGTAACTCCGTCTGCTGCTAAACCTGCTCCTGGAGTAATAATTACAGTACGCTGGTTATCACCAACAATTGCTACGCTTGGTGGCACAATAATCGGCAATAGTAACTCTGCGTAAGTACCTGGTTTAACAT